TCCTTCTAAATCTTTACTTCTATAACTACAACTTGCAGTTGGTGCGATAGCAAATGCTCGTTCCATATTTGCATGACGAGCAATATATGCTGCACCTTCAATTGCTTCTTCTAATGACCAAACAATCTGTAAAGCAGTTTGGTTATCGGTATTATTTTCTAATGCATCTGCAAAATCTGCATAAGATACATTGTTCTGTCTAAGGAAGTTGGCAAGACCAAGCATTCCTAGTCCGACTTGCTTATCTGTATCTGGTGATAAATATTCTCCAGATTCTGCAACCCCTGTCCGACTATGGAGTTCACACAACGAGGACATACCTTGAGCAAAACCTTTTGGTAGGTCGGTGATTCCACAGGCAGAGAGATTGACGTGTTCCAAGAGGCACGTTCCGCGTGAGCGCAAGTAAACTTCAAGACAGACGTTCCCATAGATACGGTTCCCATGTTTGTCATATTTAATTTTGTTTAACCAGATGTCTCCACTTTTTATTCCGTGGAGGAGTGCATCTTTTGTTGCTTTATTTGCATTTCTCCAAGATGAGTCGTCAATGTCTACGCATCGTTTAACCCAGGGGAGTTCTGATCTAGGAGTTGTAATAAAATCAATGATATCGGCATGGTCAAGATCACAATGGGCAACAACAGCACCCAGTTTCCAGACTCCGCCTCTGCGTAAGGTTTCATTTAATGCTGAATAGATTTTTGCGAATGAAACTGGTCCAGAAGCAACAAGACCTTTTTCATTTTCACTTCCTTTGGGTCTGAGTTTTGATAGATGGACAGCAACTCCTGCTCCAAATCTGAGTGCATGAGAGACGAATCTCCAACTTGCTTCGATTCCATTTTCTCCAGTCATCGAATCCTCGACAACAAATACGGTGCATGACACGGGTAGTCTTCCGTCTGGGTTGTCGATCCAGTTTTGTACTCTTCCAGTTCGGGATATAAACGATTCGTTTGTCATTAAGATAGGTCTAATAAATTTTCTTGTTGGTGTACCACTTCGTTCTGCAAGTAGTGGATTGCTTTTTCTAAGTCTTCAATCTTGTTCTCTTTATACCCTGCTCTGCAGATGTACTTGATTGCATTACCAAGGTGGAAGTTCAGTCTTTGGTCTCTAATAAAATCCCAAACATCGGTTGATCCTCGTTTGTAATAAGAAGGTCCATTTGGATCTGTCGTTCTTGCCATTTTTCAACTAGGTTGGTGAGTGAATTTCCCAAGACAAAGTTCTGTTTCTGGAGTGCCATTGCATAAGTAATGATGTCCTCCTTCCTTGTCTCAGGTTTATGTAGTGCGTCGTAGACATTCCTAAGTTTGAGGTCTTGCTCAAGCGTTAACTTTGTAATCGGCGGAGGGAGACCATAGGATGGGTTGCTTTCGTTCGAAGTCATAATCGTCTGATGTAAGTATTCGTGCGAGTCGAGCATTTACAAGAGCATCGTCTTCATTAAGACCCATCTCTTTGTAAGCACCTACGACAGTTTTCCAGGTATATCCTTTTTCTTTAAATAGTGATTGAGCACGTTTAACTCCGTAGGTTGGGATTCCTAAATAACCATCGGTACTGTCCCCTGCTATCGATTGTTCGAGATGCCATTTAGCACCTTGTTCAGGAGTAATTTCAACGGTCTCTTTAAAGTCATATAACTTTCCAGGAGTCTGCCTCATATCTTTGTCAGGAGAGACAATAATGTTTCCAGGATGCTTAGTTGCATAGATTCCCATACTGTCGTCTGCCTCTAAAGTTGGCATGACAATTACCTCGTACTCTTTCTTTAATGCATTAACTACACGTTTATATCCACAGGGTTTCTTCCTCTGCCGATGTCCTTTGTATGAAGGTAATATTTTCTTTCTGAAGTTTGTCGAATCACTAAAGAAGAGTATCAACTCTGCTGATGATCCGAAGTGTTGAGAGATTTTATTCAACTCTCTTTGTGTACATGACAATGCTTCAGAGAAAAGTGAAGTGACAAGGATGACATCCTTACCAAAATCAATCTCTGATTCAGTAACAGCACACGATTTATATACGATGAAATCGCAATCTATTAATAGTTTCATATAGTGGATTAATGGACATCTGCCCATGTTTCTCCAGATTTAGCAGTTGCTGCTATTGGCAGTCGTAGTCCATAACTTTCTCCTGCTGCTTTTGCTGATTCTTCTAGAGTTTGTTTAAGTTCTTCTGTATCTGACGGGTCACATTCATAGTTAATTTCATCATGGACAAATGCAAGTTGGTGAGCAGACTTAGGTCGTTGCTCATGTGCTATTACCATCCATTTTTTCGCGATGATCGCCGCCGATCCTTGGAGTAGAAAATTGAGGGATTTGTGCCGCGAGTCACACAGGATATGACGGTCGTCGAGTCCGCGAACATAACCCCGTGAACTAACTTTGTGTACCGCTTCCAGCAATTGTTTAAGACCTGGAATGGCAGCAACATATGCTTCACGAATTTCTTTTCCCTTCTTCCTCGCCTTCGCCTCCGATAGTTGTGGGTCATATGAAAGTCCTAGTCTTTTATTTCCTGCTCCGTACAAAAAGGCATACGTGACTGTCTTTACTTGTCGTCTGGTAATTCCAATTTTGTCGGCATTTGTTTGGTGAATATCTCCGTTGACGAGGATGTCGGCATAGCGTCCTTTATCAAATCGGGCGAGATAATGGGCGAGCACCCGTAACTCAATACCGCTAAGATCGGCACCGACCAATACTTGACCTGGAGTCGCCTTAAATAATTTTCTGAATCGTTCATCTGCGGGTACTTGTTGAAGGTTTGGATTTCTACTGGCACATCTAAAAGTTGCTGTTGAAACTGAACAGTGATGGTGGATTCGACTAGAGGTCGTAACAAGTTTCTGCCATGCGTTCTTTCCTTCGGATATCATTCCAAGCGCTTTGGTCAGTTCCAATATCCTCAAAAAAGATAGGGATATATCCGTCCCAATATCTTTGAGAATGATCTCGTCGATTACCGGTTTGCCTGAGTTGGTTTTTACTGTCGGTTCCCAACCGTAGTGGGTTTGTAAGATCCATGAGATGTGATCTCGTGATGATGGGTTGAAGTCTTTTAATCGTTGTAGTTCAGCACCTTCGACATATCCTGATGTCCCGTTAGTTCGTTTAGGAGTGAACATTGGTCCTGCAACGAAAGGGAATTTGTTTCGAAGTAGTTCAGTAGTTTCTTCCAGTTCTCTTCTGAGAGTTTGTTCAAGTTGCCGTGCAGCATTTTGGTCAAAGTACCATCCATGTAATTCTTGTTGGGTTAATATTTTTGCGACCTGATGTTCTAGTTCGACCCATTCAGGTAGCGGTGGAAGTGGGTGCATAATTTTTTAGTTACTTCTACGTCTTGGACGCAATAGTCCTCCATCTCTTGACTCCATTCTTTCCAGTCAGAAGTCTTTCCGAAGTCACCTTTGTACTCTCCTAATCGATATCCGTATGACTCAAGTGAATGACGACCGTAGAGTTGTAATGGCATATGTTGCCACTTCCTCTTCTGATCGACTGCCATCATATTTGGGTGATATAACCGAGAAAGCAATAAAGTATCAATGCAATTATCAGGTGGAGTGAACCAAGAAAAGATGCTCCTGATAACTGGTAAGTCGAACCCAATAATATTGTGACCAACAATGCAGTCTGCAAGTTGCAACTCTTGGATTCCCTGATGTACAGGGTTAGACATACCCTGTCCAGGACATTCGTCGTTGTAGACAAAGGTTTTGTCAGTCTTAGTATCGTAGATCGCAATACAGTGAATGTGGGTAGCATCATGTAAAAGTCCGTTCGTCTCCAGATCAAATACGAGCATCGTTTCGCCAAGCAAATGTTTTATCTATAAACTTGGCGTTCTCTTTATCTTGTTTTTTAGGTGGATTAGGTTTATTAGGTTTGCTTGTTTCAGAAATCTGTTGCTGGGTTAAAGTCTGTCTCAACTTCATGTTCTTTAAATTTGCAAGTGGGTAGGTCATATTTCAGTTGGCAAGCAACGCCAACTTCTCCTGAATATCTATTTTTTAAAATTCGTACAGTTGTAGTACTTTCCTTATCTGTTGATTGCATATTTCTTTCTAGTCCGATTACGGAATCTGAAAGACAAGCAATTTGAGAACTTCCCCTCAACTGACCGAGAGTTACCCTTGCTCCTTCCTCATGGTTTTTATCAGTATTAGTTCGTCTTAAATGTGAAACCAGAAATAGTGATATACCACAACGCTCTACTAATGAACGTAAGCGAGTCATGGTCGTATCGATCATTCGCCGTTCATCTCCATCGAGTCCACTCAACAAAATACTGAGGTGATCCAAGATGATGATCTTGCAATCTAATCCAGTTGCTAAATACTCAATACGGTTATAGATAATGTCAGGATCGAACGAACCAAATCCATCAAAGAGATAGAGTTTCCAGTTCGCCATTGTCTTTTTGAATGCTTCGTTGAGTTCTTCTTTATTGTGTTCTCCTAAATGCAAGTTCTTACCAACTGCTGTGGACATCAATCCAAGTGCTGTCCTTCTATTACTTGCTTCTAGTTCTAGGATTCCAACCGATTCACCCTTTTGAAGTAGGTCTACTGCGAGATTTCGCATAACAGAAGTTTTGCCACAACCACTGCCACTTGTGAAAGTAACCAATTCGCCGTAACGGATACCGTGTAATTTTTCGTTGAGTCCTTGAAATGGGTACTCATGATCAAACGGTTTCTGTGGAGTAGTGACCAATTCTAAAAGGGATTTTCCATCGACAATTCCGTCTGGTCGATAGTCTTTTGCATCCCAAATTGCTTTACGGATGGCATCGCTATCTCCTGCCATGAGTGCTTCGGATGCATCCTTATAAGCATCCATGCGAGCAATCTTTACCTTGCCAGGAGGTAAAACATTTGATGCTTCCTCTGCTGCTTTACGTCCAGGTTCGTCGTTATCAAAGAATAAGACTATCTCTTGATAACCTTGGAACAAAGGTATCTGTTTTTGTATATCCTTCTTCGCTGATGCTGCACCGTGAGGTAGAGAGACCATCGCCCATCCAGGCATTGCCTCATAACAACTGGCAGCATCTAGTTCACCTTCAGTAACAACAATACGTTTACCAGTAGTAGGAAAAAGATGCTGACCAAATAAAGTGTCAGTGGAAACTCCTTCATATTTGAATATCTTCTTCTTAGTCTTTACCTTGCATCCTTGAAGTACTCCATCGCTGCTGAAATAAGGGAAGCGTAGGAGGTCTTCGTCTCTGTAGATTTTGTAGAATGAGCAAGTTTTTTGAGATATTTTTCTCTTCGGTAGTCGTTGAGCGAAACCAGTGAGTTGGACATCGTTAGTCATTGTGTAGGTGGAATTTAATTCGTCAGTGGGTGACGTACGTTTATGACATACAAAGCAGTAGGTGTGTCCATCTGAATAGAGAGAATTTCCATCAGATGAACCACAATTTTCACAAGGTATATGTCTTTCAAAGTCACTATCTATATGATCCATTCGAGTGGAAGGTTGTGGTATGAGCACCACAAAATCTTGTAGCGTTCACACCATTGGGCATAAGTAGTTTTTGATTTCTTAGAGATTGTCTGAAAAGGATTTTGAAAGACCATCCGTAGATCAAGATCAGGATTTTGTTTCTTGACGGTTTTAATCTTCCGTCGATCCTCTGGTCTCCAATATCCTTTTGCCTCTAGATAGATATTTTTATTAGGGAGGAAAAAGTCAGGTGTGTAGAAGTGCTCGGTCTGATACGAAATTTTTGTTGCTTCATAATCATGATCAATACCTAACTCCACCATCAAGTCTGAAATTTGCTCCTCTAATCCAGAGCGAAATCCCATTAGAAGTCATCGTCGTCAACTTCTTCTGCAGGAGCAGCACTTACATTTGGTTCGTGAGTTTTAAAACCTTTGCACGTACCGAATAATTCTGCGACTTCTCCTTCATCTAAATCTCCTGAATCTATACCTGCTCCAGATTTAACACTGATGACCTGTACTCCAGATAATTTAAGAGAAGTACCGTAGGTCACACCATCTTTCAGGATGTATGGTTTCTGGATAAATCCAAGTTTGACCATCGATCCTTCATAGACAGGAGTATTCACATCTGTGATTAGTGTTCCTTCTGTATCTACGATCGGTGGTTTCTTATCTTCATTCCACGAGAACTTCACTATATATTTGCCTTTTGCCACTTCCTCCCAAGGTTCGGGACGTAATGTTGATCTTTTTGGATTCTTTAATTTGGACTCTGCCCATTTGAGAGCATCAACTCTTTCTTCTTCCAGTTGATCGATGATGTCTTTACAGACAACTGCTTTCAAACTGTATCCGTACTGACTTGGTTTTAGTACTGCTTGGAATCCTTCTAGAGTGACAGGATTTTTTGTTGTGTGGATATTTCTAGACATCACAAGTTGCCTCTGTGTTGGTGGGTGTAAGGTTTTTGATTTCTTCAGCGAGTGAAGTCCGATATTTCGTTAGTTCTTCAATGCGTTGATCTAACGTCTTAAGTTGTTTCTCTTTAGTGTCTCGCTCTACCTGCTTTAGTCTCTCTTCCGAGACAACTATCACTCGTGGTGGAGCAAAGAAACTATCAAATATTGAATACATTTAACAGAAAAAATAAGTGGAATCAATGACTGTCTCTGGTTTGAGGTCGCCAATGATAGGTGGGTCGGTCTCCGCGTTGATTTGATTTGCGAAGTCCGTTAGGAAGTCATGCTTTGCAAAGAGATTCATATAGGTTTCTCTTACAAGGGTCGAAAGATATGACATATCAGTTGCACGACAAAGAACTGAATCATGGATTGTGGCAATTGGTGCGTCAAAACGATTAGTCGCTAGACACAAAAGACTGGAATCAAGTGAGTGAATGAGGTTTGGTGCAGTCGCTGCTTTATGTCTGTTCCTATCAACTTGATCGGTTTCATCTGTAGCAACGTACATTTCACACTTCCCTAGCAACTGAAGTTGCAGACGTTCAACCTGTTTCTTCATTAACCTCTGGTTCACAACAAAACCTGATGGTGTAACCCATCTCAGTTCTTTTTCTCCTCGGGTAATTGCTTTCGATACCTCTTTTTCTATCCATTTCATTACAGACATTGGTCCAGGAACAACTTTGTTCACTGCATCCCTGACTGCTCTAACTGCTTGGGTTAAATCATCCTTATCGATCTCTACACCCTTTTCTTTTAAATCTTCTCTGATGTACGCCCGATTGGAGAAGGGTTTCGAATTGTAAGGTATGGTTAAAACCGTTTTTTTGGTTGCTTTTCTATCCCAGTAGGGATGCAACTTTTCAGGAATATTTGGTTTAGATAATTCAGCAACAACTTTATAAGCATCTACTGGTCTTTCTGATGGAACAACATTAACTAATTCAGCAGTTGATTTGTCTAATGCCAAACCAGCAAGTATCTGTAATCCAGATGCAGTGGCATCCGTAGCAACCATTAATCCTGTAGTAGTTCTATCTTTTTTAATTACGCAGTGATAGAACTCATCACATGCTGCTAAAAACTGCCAAGGTTCCTCAGCACCTTCCCAATCAGGAAGATTATCTATTGGATCAATTGCAATTCGAGTGATTAATTCGTAATTATTATTTGTCCATTCCAAACGTTCAGACATTGTTGATTTATCTAATCCATAAGTTGTTGCAACTTGGAAAGATAACCAATCTTCTGCATCCTTATTCATTACTGATTCTTCACTAAATCTCAGCAAGGATTTACCGAAATCTGTGTCTTGTGGAGTAAGGAATGCAGGTATTGGATATGCTCTTCCCCTATAACAAAATGACCAGGGAACGAAGAATTTTTCTCTATCTCTAAATTTCTTAACTGCTTTCAAAGTCATCCGAGTTCGACATGATCTACGGAATGAACTTGCATTGATATTCATTACCTCTGCTGCTGCCCTTCGATAACTCTTTCGAGCATCCTTATTTGTTGCTATATCGAATGGTTTTGGAGGTAGTTCAATATCAATAATTGGAATGAACTTACCGACACTAATTTGTCTTTCTTGAAGTACTTCTGCAATATCAGCAATGAATGGATTTATACGGTATCCGACCTTCTGAAGTTTGTTCAAAAAAGCGACAGGTGTTTCTCCCTGTATAGACCCCTTATTGCCACGGCGGACCATTGGGTATCCACGCATTACCTCATTTAATAAATATCCACCGTGCCTTCCATCGGTTGTCCAATCATTTGGTTCGATCAGCATTGGATATGCAAGAGGTGCAAACAATTCGAAGTCATGCATGACCTGATCTTTGATTGCTAGAAACTCAGGTGTAGGTCGTACAAAATTGACCCTTCGTTTACCCTGAACTCTCATATCTTTGTAGAACCATCCGCTGGTCTCCATCACGCAATCTAATAACCAAGCACCTAACTTCACCCTGTTAGATACACCCCAGGTATTCCATTTCTTCACGTCATACCGATTCATCAGGGTACTAATTACCTTGATCTTTTGATTAGTTCCGATGGACTTATGCCAGTAATTATCTTTTAGAACTTTCAGTAATCCAGGTGCATTTTGTTCGTAGTGACGCATCTGGCATTCATCTTCAACTGCATTACCAATTGATTCACATACTTTGACCAATGCATTTGAACCTTCTTTGCAACTAAATACCTTGTCGAAAGTTAATTTGCAGGCAATTGCTGCAGCGGCAAGTGGTTCGAGATCAGCAAGGTATGTTTGGATTTCCTTAAAAGATCTTCCATTTTTTCGAGTTTTAATTCGGTGGGCGGTGTGTTCAATCCTTTCGACAACTAAAGGAAGCAA